GAAAGAGAAGGACGTTTGCAGTATACTGGGGATTCTGTTAGGGGTGATTGCGGTCAAATTGTCTATGACGCAGACACTGGCAATGTAATAGGTATCCATGTGGCCATAAATAAGACCGCATCGAGAGTTTGCCTTGGTATTCCTTTCACCGCAGAGTTGTTGCGTGAAATGAAAGGATTACAACTTTTTCTATAAGTCATTCAATCTTTCCAATTACAACCTTAAAACCTAGGGTGGGAAAAGATAATTTTAATAATTTACCATATATTGGAACACTTCTGTCGAAGAAATTGAGCTCAAAATCTCAATTTATTCCGGATTTAACAATTCCAGTTTATGACTTTAATTTACAAAGTCAAATGGGAGATGGTTATGTTATTTCACCTCTAGGGGATTTGGATGACTTACATGAAAGGTTAGCAAAGTATGACATCATAGATGTCCCTATTAATGTTGAAATTGCCAAAAGAGCAATTTCTTACTTTACTGATAAAATTTCAGAATGTCACATCTTGCGAGATGATGACACTTTTAATGAAATATCAAAAAATTCAGCAATTGGTACTGGTGCGAAAGCAGCTGGTATATATTCCCGAAAGGATCCATTATTGCAAGAATATTTGAAACAGTATGTTCAAGTAAGTGGCCAATGGCCTCAACATGTTATAATAAATGCCTCACAAAAGGATGAAGTTAGAGTTAAAGGTAAATCACCTCGTTTATTCACTTCTTTTCCTGTGGAGCATACATATTTATGCACAAAAGTTCTTAAAGAATTTGTTGATCAGTTTTACCAGAGTAGATTTTGCAACGACGGTAGTATCTCCGCTGTAGGAGATCCTATGCAAAATGGAGCGTTGGCAATATATAAGTATGAACTTTCCAAAAGAAAGTTCCTTTATTGCACTGATACATCTGGACAAGATTCATCAGTCTCGCGAGACTTTATGAATTTAGTTTATGATGCAATTAAAACAAAGTATTTGGATATGACTGATTTCGAAGAGAATCTCTTTGAATCTGTTCGATTTAATAGCATTGATAAATTGGTTAATTGTAATGGTGATTTCTACCTAGTTCCACGTGGATTAGGTTCAGGAGATTATCTTACTGTCATTATCAATATCATGTGGAGGTTCTACATGATTTTAGCTAATTATAAATATCCAATTGATGAATATTTTGAGCATAATACCACCATTATTAATGGTGATGATCTTATCATGAGTAGTGATTATGGTGATTTGGATTTGAACAGCGTTCATGCGAAGATTGAGTGGGCAGGGAAACCTGTCACTTGGTCTGAAATGGATTTTTGTTCGACATTATTCGAGCCATATATTCACCATAATGAGGAAAAGGTATTAGCAGTTTTAGGATTACGTGATAAAAGAAGTCATATGTTAAGTCCAAAAATGAAATTGCAAAAGTTGGGAGGAATGCTTAGAACTCTCTCAACTCCTTATACTTATAATAAGATATTGCTTATGATGGAAGAAATTCGCGATAAGCACAATTTGTATGAACTCTTTGAGCAATGTTATGTTTCATAT